TTACCATACTGTGGTAAATTCCCGAATGCCTACTTATAAGCTCTACAAGACTATTCTCGTCCTTGTCCTTCTTAATATTAGAGATGAGTGTCAGGTCGCTATGCACTGAACACATCTTAAGATCTGTTTCTCCTTTTTCCAAAAATTCCTGTTATATTTATAATATATTTAGAAAAACGTTTTACGTTAAGAATAACGTATTCTTTACCTATTACGTTAAAGAACTAAGAATCGTCTTTCAAGCCGTTTCACGTTAATTATACTGGTCAGCGAAATTTTGTCAACTCAAAATTTTAGGAAATTTTTGCCATTGACGGGGACAGGTTAATGCTCTAAGTGTAAATCTCTTTAGCCATGATTTTTGAAGAACAAGTATCGAGAAAGCCCGACCGTTATCCTTGGGCGCAGGAGTTTATAGAGGTGATGCACAATGGGTTTTGGACCGATAAAGAGTTCAGCTTTAGTAGTGATATTCAGGACTTTAACGTGAATTTGAACGAAACAGAAAAGGAGATCATCATTAGAACTTTGTCTGCTATTGGGCAGATTGAGGTGGCAGTGAAAAAGTTCTGGAGCAAGCTGGGTGATAACCTACCACATCCGAGTTTGACTGACTTGGGTTATGTCATGGCTAACGTAGAAGTTATCCACAATAATGCCTACGAAAGACTCTTAAAGGTTCTGGGTTTAGAGGATATATTCGAAGAAAACTTAAAGCTTGATTTCATCGAGGGAAGAGTTAATTATCTTAGGAAATATACCCATCGCTTTTACAAGGATTCGAAGAAGCAGTATGTTTATGCATTAATTCTTTTTACTCTTTTTGTCGAGAATGTCTCATTGTTTAGCCAGTTCTATGTTATCAACTGGTTTAATCGCTACCGAAACGTTCTTAAGGACACTGGCCAACAGGTCAAATACACAAGAAACGAAGAAAACATTCATGCTCTTGCAGGAATTAAAATCATCAACACTATTCGAAGTGAACATCCAGAACTTTTTGATGAGGAACTAGAGGAGAGAATAACTACTGAAGCTAAGGCTGCTTTTTTAGCAGAAAGCAACATTGTAGACTGGATGGTAAATGGATTTAACGAAAAAGGACTCAGTGCTGACACATTAAAAGAGTTTATTAAAAATAGGATAAATGACTCTCTAGAAAAAATCGGCTTTTCTACAGCGTTTGATGTTGACACTTCGGTGTTGGAAGATACAATGTGGTTCGAAGAGGAATTGATTGGCAACAACGCCACCGACTTCTTTCACTCTCGTCCTGTAGAGTATTCTAAAAATTCTCAAACATTTGATGCTGAAGACCTTTTTTGATGAAGAGATATAAGTGGCTTAACAAAGATTCCCGCGACTTCTTAAAACGGGGGTATTTGAGAGAGGGGGAATCAGCAGAACAGCGAGGCCATGATATTGCTGTTGCCGCAGAAAACCTTCTAAAAATAAAAGGTTTTTCTGATAAGTTCGAAGAATATCTAAGAAGAGGTTTTTATTCTCTAGCTAGCCCTGTGTGGGCTAACTTCGGCAGAGATAGAGGTCTTCCTATTTCTTGCAATGGAGTCTTCATAGAAGACCGAATGGATGCCATTCTGGACAAGCAAGCTGAAGTAGGGATGCAGACAAAACATGGCTCTGGCACTTCTGGATATTTTGGAGAGCTAAGAGGAAGAGGGGTTGAAATTTCAGCGGGAGGGACTTCAAGTGGCCCAGTCCATTTTATGGAATTATTTGACAAAGTTTCCTCTGTTGTTTCTCAAAGCAATGTCAGAAGAGGATCTTTTGCAGCTTATCTACCTGTAGATCATCCTGACATTAATGAATTTTTAAGGATACGCAGCGAGGGTAATCCAATCCAAGAAATGTCTTTTGCTGTTTGCATTGCAGACGAATGGATGCGCTCCATGATAGAGGGCGACAAGAAAAAGAGATCTGTATGGGCTTCGATCATAAGAAAAAGATTTGAAACTGGTTATCCTTACATATTTTTTACGGATACCGCCAACCAACAAGCTCCCAAACCTTACAAAGATAAAAACTTACAAATCCACGCCTCCAATCTTTGTAGCGAAATATTCTTACATTCTTCGGAAGAAGAATCTTTTGTCTGTTGTTTGTCTTCTCTGAATCTGCTAGAATGGGAAGAGATAGTTAAAACTGATGCTATTGAGACCCTTGTTTATTTTCTCGATGCCGTAATGGAAGAGTATATCCAAAAAACAGAAGATATACCCTATATGAAAGCTTCTCACAACTTTGCTAAGAGGCAGAGAGCGTTAGGGGTTGGAGTTCTTGGATGGCACTCTTTCTTGCAATCTAAATTGATTCCATTCGAAGGTATGGAGGCTAAGTTTCTAAACACAGAAATTCACAAAACAATAAGAGAAAAAGCAGATAACGCGACAAAAGAATTATCCGTTTTATTGGGTGAGCCATCGCATCTAGAAGGTTATGGTAGACGCAATATGACAACAATGGCGATTGCGCCTACAACTTCCAGTTCTTTTATACTAGGTCAGGTTTCACCATCAATCGAACCCTTGAACAGCAATTACTTCACCAAGGATCTAGCTAAAGGTAAATTCACTTATAAAAATCCTTATCTAGAAAGACTTTTAGAAGAAAAGAAGAAAAATACTCAAACCACTTGGAAGTCTATTCTTAGCAAGGGCGGCTCAGTCCAACACTTAAATTTTTTGTCTGACGAAGAAAAATCTGTATTTAAAACATTCGGAGAAACATCTCAAAAAGAGATCGTTATCCAAGCTTCTCAGCGCCAAAAGTTTATAGATCAAGGACAAAGCCTCAATCTGATGATTTCTCCGAAATGCCCCCCAAAACAAGTAAGCGAGCTTCTTATTTTTGGATGGGAACAGGGCGTTAAAAGCTTCTATTATCAAAGAAGCGCAAATCCAAGCCAAGAGTTAGCGCGTTCTATTTTAAATTGTTCTTCTTGTGAAGGTTAAGTGTAACAAATAAAGGATGAATCGGATTTTTTCAGAAAAAATTTATACCTGCCTAGCAGCAAAGGTTATTAAATTTAATGAAACCAACAAAAATACTGTTACGGTTGAAAAATTGATAAGAGTATATAAAAGAGGAGAAAAAGCGGCTCAAGCTAACTGGGAACCCTGCAAGACTACCGCTCAGTGGGCTATGGCTAGGGTCAATATGTTTTTGAATCTTGTTTCAGGGAAAAAAGTTGATGATTCTTACAAGTTTCACGACATGGATATTATCAAAGGGACTGATAAAAGCTACACTCAGGAGGACTCTGAGCCTTTTTGGAAGTTTTCTAATAAAGATTTTCTAATTTCTCGATCTGACCTTTTATTGTCTCATATTACTGATGAAGAAGCAGAGAAAATATTTTTTCCTTTTGAGGTAGAAGAAGAGTAAAAGCAACCTATAATCATACACATTGTATGATGAGGGTTTTATTTGTATCCGATCTCACTTTAGAACGCAATAAGGTTGGTGGCGCACAACTAAGCAACTCTTTTATAGTAGAAAGAGGCAAACAGCTTGGTCATGAGATCGTTGAGCACGACTATGAATCGTCTATAGTAGATTTTTTATCTACATACGATCTGTTAATTAGCTCTAATCTAGAAGTAATTAGCAATCGAAGCCCCGAAAAATTAAATTTTATTTTAAAACACCCAAATCATGTCCGTATAGAGCATGATTCTTGTTCTTATTTACAACAAGAAACTAGAAAATCCTTATTTAAGTCTTCTAAAAAGAATTTCTTTTTATCTAAATACCACATATCATTTTTTAGGGAGCTTTATGGCGATTTTTTCGAAAACATAGAAATTGTATATGATCCTATCGACACAGATATTTTCAGTCTCAAAGATACCCCTAAAATCTACGATGTAGTTTACTGCGGATATATACACCCACTTAAAGGGTCTGACAATTTAATAAAATTTGCCAGAAACAACCCTGACAGGACTTTAGATGTTTTTGGTTGGTCATCTACTCAAAGCCCTGATGATTTGAAAAAATATTTTCAAACAGAATCCAACATTAACTATAGAGGTGTTGTTGAACATGAGGAGATAGCCTCTGTTTTTCAGCAATCTAAAGCTCTATTTCATAACCCTCTAGTGAGAGAACCATTTTGTCGTATGGTAGCAGAGGCTCTCTTATGTGGTGTTGAAGAACTTATAGGAGACAAAAACAAAATTGGATCTTACCTAGAGTTCCAAGATGTGGGTTACGAAAATTTTAAAGATGGTTGCAAAAATGCCACCACAAAGTTCTGGGATAAAGTCAGCTCATGAAATTTATATGCGGCACATACTTTAAACATCAATGTAGATTTCAGCTTCTGGATTATACGGACGCGAGAACACCGACTTTCTCATTCAAGATAGATGATGATTTAGAAAATGATTTTGTTTTTTTAAAAATAGAGCAACTAGCATCTTTACGCAACTTTATTAACATAGGATACGCAAGGCTCCCAGATAGATTTACTCTAATTACTCATAATTCTGATGTAAATTTCGGCCCTGAAGAAGTAGAGTATATTCTTAATACTTTCCCTGAAATAAAGCACTGGTATACTCAAAATTTAAATTTCAACCATCCTAAAGTATCTCCAATTCCTATTGGTATTGCTAATCCAAAATGGTCTCATGGAAATCCAAAACGATTTGTAAAAATCATAGATCAGAACTTACCAAAAAATAATAAAGTTTATGTTAACTTTAACATTTCCACAAATCCATCAGCTAGAGACTATTGTTTAAGTCAGATTCCTGATGAGTATTTGTCTCACATGGTGAGAGATTACCCCAATGCCGTTTCTATTGAAGATCATAATACATTTGTCAATTCTACTCAAGAACAATATTTATCAACTATCGCTCAATCATATTTTACGGTTTCTCCTGTAGGTAATGGGTTGGATTGTCACAAAACTTGGGAATCTCTTTATATGAAAAGCATTCCTATCGTTACACGATGGAGAGGAGTGGAGAAATTCAAAGAACTTGGTATTCCTCTTGTGATCATAGATGATTGGTCTGAGCTTAAAACATTGAAACTAACTCCTGAATTATATAATGATATATGGTCAGACTTTGATCCCCAAAACCTTAACTTCTCTTTTTTTGAAAATGTCAACTAATAAAAAAATAAAATTTTCCTGCAATTGGGACACTCCTGAAGCCTTAGCTGATAGAGTTGTAAGAAACTGGGGTGAACCCCCAATCGGATTGGAGATTACGTCTGGAGACGATTTCGACTATTTAATTACATTTAATAATAGCGAAGAAATGCTTTCTGTTCCCAAAGATAAAAATATAGTTTTTACTATGGAGCCAAGCTGGAGTCACGGCATTAAAGACGAAGTTTTAGACAACAGCTTCAAAATTTTTACCAGCGTTGATAGGTTCTCCTCAAGAGAAAACGTGGAGATGTCTCCGACACTAATGTTTAGTGAAGACTCAGGAGGCTCAACACAACAACATGTTAAGCAAGCTGGTGAAGGAATTAAAACCTCAATGGAGGAATATTTATCCTACGATAACTTTGATAAGCCTAAAAAATGTTCTATTATTTTAGCTGCTCATGGGGCTATTGCTGGCGCTCCGAAACATCCAGATTCTATTTACTTAAACAGAGAAAAACTTTTAATAAAGATTCTTGAATCTGACCTTGACATAGACATTTATGGTAGAGGTTGGCAAATTAATGATGACCGATATAAGGGTTATGCAGAATACAAAGAAGATGCTCTGCGAGATTATGAGTTTAGTATTGGGATAGAAAACTCCCGAGAAGATTATTACATTTCAGAAAAAATTACAGACTGCTTTATGAATAATTGCGTTCCAATTTACGATGGGTGCAAACTCGTTCATGAATTTTATAACCCGAAGTCTTTCGTCAAAATTAATATTGATGAAGACAACGTAATTGAAAACATTAAAGAAATTCTGCAAGAATCTAATGAGTCATATAAAGAATATGTCCTTGAGTCTAAACGGAAATACTTCACAGATTATAACATATACACATATTTAGAAAAATGCATACCGTTCAAATAGGCTGTCACACAGGAGATGATCCCTTCCTTGATTTCTTTGATTCTAAGAAGGAACAAATAGATAAATGTTTAATGGTTGAAGCTCTTGCTTCTTCTCTAGATCTTTGTCAAAAACTTTACTCAGAAAAAATTGATTCAGAGCATCTTGATAAGATATCTTTTATAAATAAAGCCATTGTAGATAAAGCTGACACAGATTCGGTAGATTTCTTTTTTCCTAAAGGAGAACATGAAAGTGATGGCGATGTTTCTTATACGGCTTTTAGCTCTACAGATAAAAATCACTTAGTATCTCATGGCATTACAGAAATAGAAAAAAGAGAAGTGCCAGCGATTACTCTTTCAGCCTTATTTAAAGAATTTGGGATGGAAAAAGTAGACAGACTGTATTTAGACGCTGAAGGATTAGACGCTAGAATTTTGCTTTCTTTAAACTTGTCTGAAATAGATATCCCTTTTATTTGTTTTGAAGCAGCTCACACGGACGGTGCTTTTCAACGCGATCAAAACTGCAAAGATCTTTATAAACATCTGACAGATAACGGTTATAGTATTTTTAGTTTTTACCATACCTCTAAAAACGAAGGCTATGATTGCGACCAACTTGATTGGAACTGGTGGGCTATCAAGGGAGAAGAGAGAGAGTTGCTACACGAAATATTTGAATTTGCTGGCCATAAATCTAAAGTAGAGAATGGACACTCCTTAATTATAAAAATAGGTGACCAAGAAAATGTCTAAATTATCTAAAATTTTTATAATCCACTACACAAAACTAACTGAAAGAAAAGAGCACATGCTCGATCAACTTCAGAAGTGGTTTCCTGATGTGGACTATGAATTTGTTGAAGAGTTTGATCAAGAAGATTTAACTCCTGAAATTATACAAGAAAATTTTGATTTAGATTCTTTTGAAAAACAATTTGACAGAAAGATGCTTAAAGCAGAAATGTCTTTATGCATGAAATATAAAAAGGCGGTTAATGATATTGCGAAAGCCAAAAAAGGAGAGCAGTTTTTTATCTTAGAAGATGATGTTATCTTCAAGGAAGACCCGATTGAGTATATCATAAAAATGGATAATCTGTGTGATGAATACAAGCTGGCCTATGATTGCGTGTTTTTAGGAGAGGCTTGGATTAGAAAAGGAGATGACAGAGATATTTTTGGGTTAAAGCCTTACCCGTCAACAAACGGACTATGCACGGTTTTATATAAAAAGAATTCCTTAAAAAAACTGCACATTTATTTGCAGCAAAACAAAATAACCCAACCTATGGACTGGGAGCTAAACGATAGATTTAGAGACTTAAACTTTCAGGTTTATTGGGGTAAAGCTATAACAAAACACGGAAGCGTCTTGGCTAAAGAAGATGATGATTTCGAGTGGTTAAAATCAAGCCTTAGAGACGATTACTAATGAAAAAAATGCTGCTAATACAACCTGGGGCTTTTGGAGATATTTTTCTCTGCGCCCCTATAGCTCATTGGTATAAAAAAGAGGGGTATAAGGTTTATTGGCCAGCTACTAGAAAATTTATTTCTACTTTGGAATATTTTCCCTATGTTCATCCTTTAGTTCTTTCTGACGAGGTTTTTGATCAGGACTGGTTAAGATCTGACGTTATGAAAATTCTTCCTTCGGTTAAAAGGTATGACAAGGTTGTAAACCTAGCTGATAGAGGCCCACACCCTACGGCTCAACAGTTTTGGGAAAATTTTGAACAGTGCAAGTATAGACTCTCAGGTGTTCCTTTTAACAAAAAAAACAATTTGTCATGGCAGAGAAACGAGGAAAGAGAACAAGAGCTTTTTAACTTTCTAGGTTTAAATGAAGACGAGGAATATGCGGTGGTTCATAGAATTGATTCTAGAAATGAAGTCGCTGAAGTCCCCGACATTAATTTAAGAGTCATAGAGGTTCGGGAAATAGAGAGATTTAATATACCTGATTGGTTTTTGGTTTTCAGCAAAGCTAAACAAATTTTCTGCATAGAAAGCTCTATCCATCAATTTTTAGATGGAGTGGTAAATTATCTACCCGAGGAAAGATTTCTCTTGAAAAGACCCTCTGTTAATGATAATTGTAGGTTTACGGTTTCCTCTCACTGGAAACTAGATTATATAGGCGAAAAAAGCAGAATACAGGGATAAGATGAAATATTTGATAACAGGAATCACAGGTTTTGCAGGTCCACACTTGGCTAAACTCCTTCTTAAAGAGGGGCATCAGGTTCATGGCGTGGTTAGAACAGCTAACGGAAGAGAGACGGACTTGTTAGATATTTTGACCCTAGAAGAATTAGAGTCAATTCAGTTTCACTATGTAGACCTCAAGGATCACGGCTCTTTAAGCAAGGTTTTATCTCACAGTTTTGATGGTGTGTTCCATCTTGCTGCTCAAAGCCACCCTCCCACTAGTTTTTCTAATCCAATTTTAACTTGGAATGAAAATGTCACCGCTAGTATTAACCTTATTACTCTTTTAGAAGGTTCGGACACAAAACTAATGTTTTGCAGCACCTCTGAAGTATACGGGGACACTTGTAAAGACGTAGGCAAACTCACGGTAGATAGCAAAATTTTACCTAGCAACCCGTATGGAGCCTCGAAAGCAGCAATTGACCTATATCTTCAAGAGCGCTTTGCTAATGGCAAGAACAGAGGCTATATAACCAGAGCCTTTAGCCACACAGGACCAAGAAGAGGTAAGATTTTTAGCATTAGCTCTGACGCTTACCAGATCGCCAAAATGGAACTGGGGTTGCAAGAAAAAGTATTAAAAATAGGCAATCTTAAAACACAAAGAGTGGTTATAGATGTGCGAGATTGTGTTAGATCTTACTATCTTTTAATGATGTCTGATTTAAGTGACGGCAATGTTTATAATGTATGTGGTCAAGATGTTCGCCCCATGCAGTATTATACTGATTGCCTTATAAACTCTTCCACCTTTGATTACGAAGAGGTCAAACAAGAGATCTACAAGCCTTACTACAGAGATATAGATATAGAAATCCAAATTGGAGACACAGAAGAACTCTTCCAGCACACTGGGTGGGAACCAGAGATACCATTAGATAAAACAATGGAGGACTTGTTAAATTACTGGAGGAAAAAACTTGAAAAGTAAAAAAATAGTTTGGACTAACGGCTGTTTTGATATCCTGCATCGAGGCCATATAGAGTTATTTAAATATGCCAAATCCTTGGGAGACACTCTTTTGGTGGGCGTTGACTCTGACTTTAAGGTAAAACAAGACAAGGGAGAAGACCGCCCTTTTAACAATGAAGAGGACCGCATTGAACTTTTAAATTCCATACGCTATATAGACAAAATTTTCCTTTTTAACACACCTAAACAGCTTGACATAACAATCAAAAACGTTCAACCACAGGTAATGGTAATAGGCTCAGACTGGAAAGGCAAAAAGGTAGTAGGTGAATCTCATGTAGAAGAATTAGTTTATTTTGATAGAATACCTAAATATTCAACCAGCAAAATTTTACAATGCAGCCTCCGATAATTTTAAAAACTAAATTTTCTCCTACCTGTAAAGTCACAAAAGACTGGGGTCACGAAATTATTTTTGTAAATAATGAAGAATATTGTGGGAAGCTTTTGGTCTTTAATAAGGGTTGTAAATTTTCTATGCATTATCATCTTCTTAAAGATGAAACGTGGTATGTTCAAAGTGGAGAGTTTTTGTTTAGCTGGATAGATACCGAGAAAGCTGAAACCCAAGAAACAAAACTAGTAGAAGGGGATTCGGTTAGGATAAATACAGGACAACCTCATCAACTAAAGTCTTTAACAGGCGGCACTATTTTTGAGGTTTCAACTCAGCATTTTGATGAAGACTCGTATAGAATTTGGAGATGAAAATCTATGTAGATATAGATGAAACTATTTGCTTTTACTCTGCTCAAAGAAGATATGAGTTAGCAGAACCTAGTTACAAAAATATAAAAAAAATCAACAAGTTATTTGATGAGGGTAATGAAATAATTTATTGGACAGCTAGAGGGTGTCGATCAAAAACAGACTGTTCAGCATTAACAATCAAACAACTTAGAGATTGGGGATGCAAATACCATCAGTTAATTTGTAATCAAAAACCAGACTATGATTTGTTGATTTGTGATAAAACAAAAAGAATCGAAGAGATATGAATGTTTTGGTTATGGGCGACAGCTGTGTAGATGAATTTGTTTATGGGAATATAAGCAGAATTTGCCCAGAAGCTCCCGTTCCTGTCTTCGAACCTTTAAGGTATACCCGCAATAGAGGTATGGCATATAATGTAGCCAATAACTTCAGGTCTTTAGGGGTAAAGGTTTCCTTGCTTACAAATAAAAACAAAATAAAAAAAACACGCTACATTGACGAGAAGTCAGGCCAAATGTTGATGAGGGTTGACACTGATGATCACTGCGAGCCTTTTGATGGAGAGCTTCCTGACATGTCTTTATATGATGCTGTTGTTATATCTGATTACAATAAAGGCTTTTTAACCGAAGACCACCTGTCGGACATAAGAAAAAAAGATCATCCAGTAATTTTTTTAGACAGCAAAAAAACCTTAGGTCTTTGGTGTGAAGATTTTGACTTTGTTAAAATCAACGAACATGAATGGAAGCAAAGTGAAAAGACTTACTCTTTTTCTAACGCTATTATAACAAAAGGGGGAGAGGGAGCCTCATATAAAGGAGTGGAGTATCCCGTAGATGAAAAAGTAAAAGTCTCAAATGTTTCTGGTGCGGGAGATACGTTTTTAGCTGCTTTAGTTTTTGAATACTTAAAAAAACACGATATAATAAGTGCCATCCGATTCGCTAACAGGTGCGCTAGCAAAGTTGTCCAACAAAGAGGAGTAACCACTGTATAAAAATGGGAGAGTTAAGTATTTTTGAATTTCAAGAACCTATAGAGAAATTCAAGTGCCAGATATACGTGGAGACAGGAACTGGCGTGGGGGTTTGCTTGTCTCACATGCTCCAATATGGGTTTGATAGGTATTATTCCATAGATCTAGATGAAGAATTAATTCTTAAGGCTAAAGAAAAATTCAAAAATAAGAATGTGGAATTTTATAATGATTTTTCACACAAAGCATTAGCGAAATTAGTTCCCACCCTCCCAACTGATAAGGCTGTTTTCTTTTTCCTAGATGCCCACTTTCCTGATGCTGATTTCGGGAAAATAACTTACGAGGAATCCATAAAAACCTATAAAGAAGACGCTTTTCCCTTGTTAAATGAAATCAAAACAATTAAAGAGCATCGCGATATTTCCGAAGATTGCTTTATTATAGATGACTGGAGTCTTTACGATACCGATCAAACTTATGAATACGGGGATTGGAAACATAAAAACTTACAAGATTCCTTAGGTCTTAAGGCTTGTAGTTCTGATATTTTAGAAAATTTTGAGGAAACTCACAATTTTCAACTCAGCTTAAGACATCAAGGATTTTTATCTGTAACACCCAAAATTTAAAATGAAACATCATAAACCTCTTCTAGAAAGCTGTCACGGCAGTAATCCCCTAATTGAAACAAATCTTTATACCGATAAAGCAATTAAGCTTGAGGACATGAAGATCATTAATCGTAGGTTTATGGGCGCGGGAATGTCTCAGTCATATGCTGCCATTTATTGGCAAGAGTATTATTATGAGGCGAACAGGTTTGAGTATGTTGTGGAGTTTGGAAGCCAAAAAGGTAGCCTTTCTACTTATTTTGCTAATATGGCCGCTATAACAGAAGCTTTCTTTTTTGATACTTTTGAATTTTACCCACAGACCGATTGGTATAGCCGACCTAATGAGGGAGCGGGTCACTGGTTTTCTAAATTAGCTGATAACAGCCCTTTTATAAATTATTTCCATCAAGATGTTTTTGATGAATCCTCCGTTAATAGAGTTAAGGAAAACATAGACCAATTTAAAACATTTATTTTTTGTGACGGGGGAGATAAAGTGTCAGAATTTCTTCTTTATTCTCCATTGCTTAAAAAAGGAGACTGTATTGCTGTGCATGATTGGAATCACGAAATTGGTGCCATACACACCGCACCTATTTGCGAAAAATACGGTTTAGAGCCGCATGAGCCTTATGCAAGCTCCGCTATGAACTTGCAAACACAAATTATGCCTTTTATTAAGAAGTGAAAGACAAGGTAGATATAGTTGTCCAAGGAGGTATTTGGCCCACCACAAAACATACGGTGGAAACATATCTTCAATTGCCTTTTGTAAACAATGTTATTTTTTCGAGCTGGGAGGAAGATCTCAAGAAAATAGATTTTGAGCCTTCCAAGATTGTTTGTTCCTCTCCACCTGAAAAAGATGGAGGCGGTAACTTAAACTACCAAATAATTTCTTCGCGTAATGGCCTTAAGGAGTGTGTTACTGACGTTGTTATAAAAATGCGCTCCGATCAAACTATTCCCATTGAAGAAATGGTAAGGATGAAAGAGTTCTATGAAAAAAACACAAATGGCCGTGATGTTTTTGTTCTTGGGTTGATGGGAGTAGATCTCCCAAGTCACCCTTATCATCCTCAAGATCATGTCTTTTGGGGAAAGATTGACGATGTTAAAGAAATTTTTGATATTCCCCTATCTGACTGGACAACCTACAAGCCAAACGGAGCAGAGGATTTTTCAAAAAACATGAGATCTCCTATTTATTTGGGCGCATACAAGTATTCTCGTATTAGCGAAACAGCTAAGAAACACTTAGAAAACCCTTTTGAATATTTATTTGATAATGCCCCTAAAAGAAACGAAGCTTTCGAAGAGTATTCTAAAATTAGAGAGGAGTGTTTTAAGTCCTTTCCACCTATTAATTTACATTGGCATAAGTTCAATCAAGGCTATCCTTATGCATTCTATCATGAGCAGGGAGAAAGATATGGCTGATTTAAAACTTGGTCTTTTTGGTCGCACTTATCTAGACACAATAGTCTGTTTAAATCGTTTTGATTCAGGAGAGACCAACACTTGCAATACTGTCCGTAAAACAGTTGGAGGCATCTTTAACATTTTAAAAGCCAATCTAGCTTCCATTACATCATACTGCTTCCAAGATAGTCAGGTTGAAGCTTTCATAATTAGCGAATCTGACACTTGCACAAGAAGCTCAATCGTTCACTCTTTATCCGAGAAAGGGGAGCCAGAAATAAATTCAGATCTAATTGATTGGCTTCATGTTGCCTATATAGACGACTTATCCCATAGCGAAGCCTTAGATGAAGTATCTACAAATATCAGCTTGGATTTTTGCACACTTAATCCGCGAGAAGGCTACATAAAAATAATTAAAAGATCGTCTTTAGTGTTTGATTCTAGAGAAAGAAAACATTTATATAATAATCTTAATTTTGAAACTCCACTAATACTTCACGACAAAAACGGTTGTGAGTGCATTGTCGAAGGGCATGTAATCAGTGAGGGTTTTACTGATCCACAGGAGAACCTCCACGTAAATGGCGCTGGAGATATTTTTGCTGGAATTTTCATTAAAAAATTCTATACTAGTGGGCTAGAATGTGCTATAAGTGAAACAGCAGAAGAAACCAAAAACCACCTACTAAAATGCCAAAATACAACCTATTAATTCCTATGGCTGGCATGGGTCAGCGATTTTTAGATGCTGGTTACAATGTTCCTAAGCAATTTATTTACTGCAAAGAAAAACAACTTTTAGATATATCTTTAGAGTGTGTTGACAAGAGTGATTGCAAGTTAATATTTATTGTTAGGGATGATCAAATCTCTAATTATGGAGTAGATAAGCTACTGAGAGAAAAATACAGCGGCTATGATATTGAGATTGTAGCTACAGACGGCTTAACAAAGGGTTCTGTGTGCAGCTGTTTGTTGGCTCAGGAGCATATAGACAACGATATGCCCCTGTTTATTCACACTCTTGATATTCAGTTTAAGCCTCACATTCATCCTTCACAAGTAGTTGACGGTGATTATGACGGCTTAATTTTCACCTTTAAGTCTAACTGTGACAACTATAGCTACGCCCTCTCTGATGAAAACGGGCTTGTTAAAAAAACAGCAGAAAAAAAAGTTATAAGCGATGAAGCTTGTGTAGGAATCTATTATTTTAAAGCTGGCCATATTTTTTGCCGAGCGGCTGAAATCATGATAGAGAAAGACATGACAACCAAGGGTGAGTTTTATATTTCTCCTCTTTATAATATTTTAATTGATGACGGCTTTCATATAAAAACCAAAGCAGTTGAAAAGATGTATATCTTTGGGACTCCTTCAGAATTTGTCTTTTACAAAAAAAATGTCACCAAGTCCTTTGGGGAAAAACCAATAGCCCTATGCGCTGACCACTCAGGATTTGAGACCAAGCAACAATTTAAAAAAATACTAGATTCCAAGAAAATTAAATACATTGATTTTGGAACTTCTCTTCCAGATGATTGCGATTATCGTTATTTTATAAAACAAGCCGTTAATTCCAAAAACGAGGATGTTTGCGATTTTATCTTTGGTTTTTGCAGAACGGGCCAAGGAGCCAACATGTGTGCGAATAAATTCTCTGATGTTAGGGCTGCGTTAATTTATGATAAGTATTCAGCTGAAATGGCTATAAGACATAACTGTGCTAATTTCTTTTCTTTTCCTTCATCTATATTCGAAGGAAACGAAGACTTGGCGGCAGAGACTTTGGATATTATATTTAACAATACTTTTGACGGGGGCCGTCATCAAGTAAGAGTTCAAGAACTAGAAGATGCAAGTTAGTCACATTTCTAATTTTACAAAAGGTTGGTTTGTTGGGGATTTTGACCCATCTATTTTCCGCAATCCATTTTTTGAGATGGCTCATCAGAAACATGAGGCTGGATACAAAACACCTAAACACTTTCACAAAGTTACTACAGAACTTACATATATTGTTAAAGGCAAAATGCGCGTGGGTGATCAAGTTCTAGGAGAAGGTTCTATTTTTGTTTATGAAAAAGGCGAAATAGCAGACTCTGAAGTCATAGAAGATATTGATATTATAGTCTTAAGATATCCCTCCATCCCAACAGATAAATATCTAGTAGAATGAGGCTTATCTCTCACCGAGGCAATCTTGCTGGTCGAGACCCCAAAAATGAAAATCACCCTGATAAAATTTCTGGTGTCTTGAGCCTTGGCTTTGATTGTGAGATAGATTTATGGAATAAAGACAACAGGTGGTATTTAGGACATGACGCTCCGACACATGAAGTAGACTTAGAGTTTTTTAGCAATCCCAAACTATGGATTCACGCTAAAAATTTAGATGCACTTAATAATATTCCCAGATCTTTAAATTTTTTTTGGCACCAAACTGACGACTTCGCCTTAACATCGAAAAATTTTATTTGGACTTTCCCCGAAAAGGAAGTTCGGGAAAAATCTATTATTGTTGACAATAGTAGAAATTGGAGAGAAAAACATTACAATTGTTTTGGAGTTTGCACAGATTATATTTATAGATAAAAATTATGAGTAAGACAGCTTTAGTTTTAGGAGGAGGGGGTTTTATTGGCAGTCATCTTGCCAAAAAACTTAAGAGCGAAGGTTATTGGGTAAGAGCAGTAGACATCAAGCGCCCTAAATATTTTGATTGGTCAGATATTTGCGATGAGTTTATTCGCGCTGATTTAAGGCGAGAGGAAGTAGTAAATGAAGTAATGGAGCTTTCTCCCGAAGCTCAATTCGATGAAGTTTATCAATTAGCTGCTGATATGGGTGGCGCTGCTTATATTTTTACAGGAGACCATGATGCAGATGTTATGCATAATTCTGCCCTTATTAATATTCATGTGGCTAAAGAAGCTCTGAGGCAAAAAGTGGGCTGTCTTTTTTATTCTTCTTCAGCATGTATGTATCCTGAACACAATCAACTCGATCCCGACAATCCTAATTGCGAAGAATCTTCAGCTTACCCCGCTGACCCCGACTCTGAGTATGGTTGGGAAAAACTTTTTAGCGAGAGATTATATTTAGCTTTTAAAAGAAACTACGATCTGAATGTAAGGATTGCTCGTTTCCACAATATTTTTGGACCCCAAGGAACTTGGGAGGGGGGAAAAGAAAAAGCACCCGCAGCCATGTGTCGCAAAGTTGCAGAGTGTGATGATGGAGGCGAGATTGAAGTTTGGGGTGACGGAACTCAAACCCGATCCTTTCTATACATTGATGAGTGCTTAGAGGCTATAGCTCGCTTCATGGCCCAAGAAGACTTCTCAGGTCCAGTCAATATCGGCTCTGAGGAAATGGTTAGTATTAACGAATTGGCAGAGCTAGCTATCAAGGTCTCTGGCAAGAATATTAATATAAAAAATCTTTTTGGAGAAGAGTTCGAAGAAAAACATGGACACGCTTGTCCTCTTGGCGTAAAAGGTCGCAACTCAGACAATACCCTGTATAGGGAAAAGATGGGGTGGGAGTCTCAAAAGCCACTTCTGGAGGGTATTTCTTCTACTTACGAATGGGTAAACCAAAAAGTTAATGAAAGAGAATAAAATTGTTATTATTACAGGGGTTACTGGTCAAGACGGTAGCTTGATGGCTGATTATTTACTTAAGCATACTGAACACACTATTGTCGCGGGGGTCAGACGCTTAAGCGTTAAAAACCACTGTAATATCAAACATTTATCTGAAAACCCTAGATTTAAACTCATAGATTTAGATATTACGGACCAACACAATGTTGATCGAGTAATAGAAGAGTATCTCCCTGATTACTTCATTAATTTTGCTGCTAATTCTTTTGTTGGGAACAGCTGGACCCAGCCTGTCAGTCACATGAACACAAACTGTATGGCTGTTCTTTATCAATTAGAAGCTATTCGCAAACACTGCCCTCAGTGCCGATATTACAACGCTGGAAGCTCTGAGGAGTTCGGTGATGTAGAGTATACTCCTCAAGACGAAAAGCATCCACTGCGTCCTCGCAGTCCTTATGCAGCTTCTAAATGTTCTGCTCGTCATTTGGTGAAGGTTTACAGAGAATCATACGAGATGTATGCTGTTCAGGGTTGGCTTTTTAATCATGAAGGCGTTCGAAGAGGAGAAGAATTTGTTACAAGAAAGATAACAAAAAATGTAGCAAGGATTCTTAAAGAGTTCGAAATGGGCAAAGTGGTAAAACCTTTACAGCTTGGTAATCTTGATGCTAGGCGAGACTGGAGTGATGCAGAGGATTTTATATCTGGCGTTTGGAGAATGCTAAACCAAGACAGAGCGGACCCCAAAGATTATGTTCTGTCCTCTAATGAGACACACAGCATTAGGGAGTTTATAGAGGAAGCTTTTAATTTTGTAGGTTTTCATCGTAGTATTTGTGAGTGGAGAGGCGAAGGTCTAGATGAAAAATATTTTCACGGCAAAGATTGCTTTGTAGAAATTAATAAAGATTTTTATAGACCAGCTGAAGTTGATTTGCTTCTGGGGGACTCCTCTAAAGCTAGAGAGGAGCTGGGCTGGAAACCTAAAAGCGACTTTTACCAACTCGTCAAGAAAATGGTTGACAGAGACTGCTCCTCTGTTATGTATCCGTAGTGCCTAAGTCAAAAGGTCCAAACAAAAGAGATATTATCTTTCGTCTGGTAGAAGTTCCCGACAAAGGTAGGCGACCTTTTTTCGCTAGAGAGATGAAGCTTCTCAACGATCTTTGTGATCGTTATTCTCTAGAGTTTATGAACATTATGGACTTTGGTCGCAAGGTTGACTCTATGGCTTATTACACAAGCCTCAAACTTAAAAACTCCCTTGATGAAAAGTTCAGGGCTTTTAATTTTAGGGTTGATTTATCCAAGTATAAGACCTATGATATAGGGGAAAAGGCGGGTGAAGATGCTATAATCAGGCCCCGAAAACGAACGGTGAAAGATTTTTTAGATGAGTGAAGAACAACGTAAGTCAGAGGACATTCTTGAGAGTTACCTCAAGGAAAACAAAAAAGACCATTACAACTTTGAAGAAACTGTTGACTATAAGGTCACCAGCGGCTCATTGCAATTTGATGCTTATCTAGGGGGAGGCTTTTCACCTGGGTTACATAGGTTTACTGGCATCAACGAAGGTGGCAAAACTTCTGAGTCTTTAGAAGTGATGAAAAACTTTCTTACCACAATCCCTAATTCAAGAGGTATCTATATTAAAGCCGAAGGAAGGCTGGGGCCAGAAATGCAAGAGAGGTCTGGTGTTACCTTTGCGTTTGATAAAGACAATTGGAACGATGGCACCTGTTTCGTTTACGAGACAAATATCTACGAGTCTGCTATGGGTTTAGTTAGGACATTAATCACCGACAATCCCGACAAGAAAAGATATTGCTTTATTGTTGATTCTATGGATGGCTTGATTAGGAGGGATGATTTTAGCAAAGGCTTCGAAGACGCTACAAAGGTAGCGGGAGGCGCTGTGGTTGCTTCTGACTTCTGCAAGAAAACAAGTGTTGCTCTTGGGAAACGTGGTCATATGGCAATTTTCATAAGCCAAGTCCGAGCAGACATAAAAATTGATCCCTACTCAAAAGCCCCTGTTCGTCAAACAACAGCTACAGGAGGTAATGCCTTGTTGCATTTTGCCAACAGTATTATAGAGTTTGAACCAAGATTTAAAGGAGATTTAATTTTGCAAAACCCGTCCTTAAAAATGGTCGATGAGAAGAAAAATCCTATTATTGGCCATCATGCTAAAGTCACCATTAAAAAATCTCCCAACGAAAAAACAAACAGCACCATATCCTACCCTATTCGTTACGGAAGAAAGGGCGGCAACTCTATTTGGAGAGAGAAAGAAATAGTTGGGATGCTTTGGGGTTGGGACTTCCTCACAAAAAAGGGTGCTTGGCTTTACCCAACCCAAGAATTTTTAGAGCTTCTGTCTGAAAACGACCTAGAGTTCCCAGAAAAAATACAAGGTGAACCGAAACTATTTTCTTACATAGAGGGTGATAAAAAACTATCTAACTTCCTGTTTGATTATTTTAAAGAAGAAGTCACAGGATGAAGTTTGTTGATTCATATGGCAAACAGAGGCATCTTAAGAATGCTAAAAAATATTTAATTGATTGGAGTAAACCAAGTCGTAGTAAGTTTCAAACTCAAGTAAAACAATTCTTAAAAAAGTATTGGAAAAACGATATTGTTTTTGAAGAGTTCAGAGTTGTAGGAACTCGCCTCACCCTAGACTTTTACAATGCTAACAAAAAGATAGCTGTGGAAGTTCAAGGGGCGCAACATACTAAATTTGTTAAGTTTTTTCACAAAAACCGCTTCAAATACGCTGATCAGCTAAAAAGAGACGAAAAGAAGCTTGACTTCTGTAAAGCCAATCATATAAAGCTTGCAGAAGTATATCCACAAGATGAGATAAGGGCTTCACTTTTCAAAAAACAGGATATTTATTTATGAACCTAGAGGGAGATGGCGAGTCGGAGTTTTCTATACCAACTGAAATGGTTGACAAGCTTTATGAGCTTTCAGGAGGTGTTGACAAATATAAAGGAGTAATAATGGCTGTATCTTCAGAAAATGGTAAGCCTTTAGTATACTGCAAGTTTGATTGCGGCATGACTGAATTTGCATTAACAAAAGCTCTGGAAAATCACATATCTAACTCCCAAGAATCAAGAGAAAATGATTTATAATTTTGAGCTAGAAAAACAGCTTTTAGCAGGTCTAATAAAAGAGCCTGATTCCTTAGCGGAGATATCTAATTTTATAGGCACTTCTGATTTTTACTCCAAGCAAAGTTCTTTGCATTCAACTATCTTTCGCGTTATAAAACAAGCTATTGATGCTGGAGACGAAATAGATGAGATTATTATAGCACAGCGGGTAAATGAGGTTGGCTTGTCTTTT